AACGACGCTCGTATGCCACTCTTTAGGGAAAAACGGTCTACGACGTCATTTGGCAAAGGCAAATAGCTAAAGGAGCTATAAAATGGCATACCCTTCTGTTACCAGCCCTTACGGGCTAATCCCAATCAATCTGATTGGCGGACAGGTTTTTGCTGGTGCAACTCGCCAACTTCCAATCGCAACCAACTCTTCGACTGCCATCTTTTATGGTGACGTCGTTAAGTTGCTCGCAGGTGGAACTATTGGCAAGGACACTGGTACGGACGCTGCAACACCTGTCGGTGTTTTCCTCGGCTGCACCTATACGGACCCAGTCTTCGGTAAAACTTTCCGTCAGTACTACCCCGGTACCACAAACATCAGTGACATCGAAGCATATGTGCAGGACGACCCTGACGCATTGTTTAAGGTTGCTGTGTGCGCCGGTACCAACTCGGCTACGATTAGCTACCTCACACAAGCCGCTGTTGGCTCTAACGTGAAGCTGGCTAACGGTGCAAGCAACGTCGGTTCAACCACTACTGGTAACTCAAAGGTCGGTGTTGACTCGACCGAAGGCACTACCGCTACGTGGCCAATCCGCGTTATTGATGTTGTACCTGAGACCGCTATTGCAGGTAGCCCCGGTTCTTACACCGAGGTTATCGTCAAGTGGAACCAAGGCATGCATCAGTACCTCAACGCAACCGGTCTGGCATAAGGAGACTGAACAATGGCAATTTCACGCGCACAACTTCTTAAAGAACTGTTGCCCGGACTGAACGCTTTGTTCGGCCTCGAGTATGCACGTTACGGCGAAGAGCACAAAGAAATCTATGACACTGAAACTTCCGAGCGTTCGTTCGAAGAAGAAACAAAGCTGTCTGGTTTCTCGGCTGCTCCAGTCAAGAACGAAGGTTCGGCCATCGCATACGACAACGGTCAAGAAGTCTTCACCGCTCGCTACAACCACGAAACGATTGCCCTCGGGTTCTCGCTGACGGAAGAAGCGATTGAAGATAACTTGTACGACTCGCTGTCGTCGCGTTACACCAAGGCATTGGCTCGCGCCATGTCGTACACCAAGCAGACCAAAGCTGCGGCAACCCTTAACAATGGCTTCGACACCGATTATCCCGGTGGCGACGGCGTTCCATTGTTCTCGGCTTCGCACCCATTGGTTTCTGGTGGCACGAACTCGAACATCCCAAGCACTCCTGCTGATTTGAACGAAACGTCGCTTGAAGCGGCTGTAATTCAGATTGCAGCGTGGACGGATGAACGTGGCCTGCTCATCGCGGCTAAACCGCGTAAGCTCATCGTACCGCCAAGCCTGATGTTTGTTGCTACTCGCTTGCTCGAAACCGAACTTCGCGTTTCGACTGCAGACAACGACATCAACGCAATCAAGTCGAACGGCTCTATCCCAGAAGGTTACGCCGTAAACCACTTCTTGACCGACACTGACGCGTGGTTCTTGACCACCGACGTGCCAAACGGTCTGAAGCACTTTGTTCGTACGCCAATGGCGACGGGCATGGACGGTGACTTCGATACTGGTAACGTACGTTACAAGGCTCGTGAGCGTTATTCGTTCGGCTGGTCAGACCCTCTGGGTATGTACGGCAGCGAAGGCGCAGCCTAATAGTTTCCCCGAGAGCGTAGCTCAAGGGAACGGGGGGAAGGGAGGAGAGAAATCTCTTCCCTTCTTTTTTGTTTGTGGTATATCTACGCTACTAGGGAACAATATTCGTACCGACCGGCCCAGCGGACTTAGTAGAGACGGTACGTACGAGTGCTACTACACGGAGAAATATTATGGGTGCTACAACTTTCAATGGTCCAGTTCGTTCAGAGAACGGCTTCCAAACAATCTCAATCAACCAGTCAACCGGTACTGTAACCACGACTGGTACTTTCGGCGCAGCTACTTCGGTTGCTAGCTTGAGCGCTACTGGTAACGTCACGGCTGACAGCGGCACTGCGCCAGCTGCAGGCGGTATGGCTGCATTCCTTGCAAGCTCGACCGCTGGCCTCGGTATCTACGTTGGTTCGGGTGCACCGACCATTTCAGCTGCTCAAGGTTCGCTGTATCTGCGTACTGACGGCAGCTCGACTTCGACTCGTGCGTACATCAATACAAACGGCTCGACCACATGGACCGCAATCACAACCGCTGCTTAATCGGTAACAACCTCTAAGAAGGAGAATACTGATGGCAATGCAAAGTGATATTAAAACCACTAAGCCTCTGGCTGCTACGGGTGTATTTAAAACTCAGACAGACGCAGACTGCGGCTTTCGTGCACGTATCAAGGCAATCTATGCCACATGCGGCGCGACAGCTGGTTCAGTAGTTATACGTGATGGTGCTGCCGGTCCGATACTAATCACCGTTAATACCCCCACTGTAGCTGATGCAGGCACTGTGTATATCATTATGCCAGACCAAGGCATACTCGCCCAAGATGGTTTGCACGGTACGGTGACTAACACCGCGTCTATTACTCTCTTCTACGGGTGATATATGCAACAGGAACAAAGCTACGACTTAGCTGGTAAGAGCATTTTTATCGCTCTACCAGCATACGACTTCAAGGTGTCCTTGAAGCTAGCTGTTTCTCTCGCACAGTTTGCCCAACAGGCTGCGCAGCACGGGATTGAGCTCCACATCGGCAGCATATGCGGGTGTTCGGTTGTCTCTCGTGCGCGCAACCTGCTGGCGCAAGACTTGCTTGAGTCCAAGTGCGACTACCTCATGTTTATCGACTCGGACATTAACTTCGAGCCAGAAAACGTATTCCGCCTCATGGCGTGGGGTACAGACCCTAAGAAGGGTATTGTAGCTGCGGTGCCCCGTACGCGCAGCGAAACCAAAACTTATATTGCCACCCTCGACTATGACGAGGACAACCAGCTTACCATGAACAACATGGGCCTAGTACGTGCGAAGCGCGTAGCGACAGCCTTTATGTTGGTACGCCGCGAAGTGTTCGAGCAGATGTCGGAAGCCCACCCAGAGTGGACCTACTACGACACACGGTCTGGCCGCACGCTTAGTGCTATGTTTGATTTCCTTGTTACCGAAGAAGGCTACATGGGAGAGGATTTCCTCTTCTGCGACCGTGCACGGGAACTTGGCTTTGAAGTGTGGATAGACCCCACAATCACGTTGGGCCACATGGGCGTACAAGAATATACTGGCAACTACGGCGAAGACATTCTCTACCCAATGGTTGTCCCTGCACAGAAGGAAGCAGCGTAATGAGTAAATTCGGAGATATTCTAAAAGCAGGCGCAATGGGCGGTATTGCAGGCGCGGCGATGAAGGCTGGTAAAGTAGGTATCGGTGACATCGCTCGTATGGGCGGTCTTGGCGTTGCGGGCTTGGCAATGGCCAAGAAGAAGAAAAAAGGTGCACCAGATAAACCCGGTGACGCTGAACCAGTAATGGCTATGGAAGCCGGTGAAGGTATGAAGCGCGGCGGCAAGGTCAAGAAGATGGCCAAGGGCGGCTCAACTGCTTCAAAGCGTGGTGATGGCTGCGCTACTAAGGGTAAAACCAAAGGGCGGTTCGTGTAATGGCCAAGACGCCCGCTTGGACACGCAAAGAAGGCAAAGCGAAGTCTGGCGGGCTGAACGCCAAGGGTCGTGCGTCTTACAATAAAGCCAATCCGGGTAAGCCCGGGTTGAAGGCTCCGCAGCCTGAAGGTGGCCCGCGCAAGAAGTCATTCTGCGCTCGGATGTCGGGCATGAAAAAGAAGCTGACCAGCAAGAAGACTGCCAATGACCCTAATAGCCGCATCAATAAGTCACTCCGGGCTTGGAAGTGCTAGCATGGAACTGTTGATATGGAATATTGTTCTCAGCGCGGTGGTGGGGCTTATGGGCTTCTTTCTTAAGGGTAAGATAGAGGAGCTGGACCGTCTTGGTATCTTGCTCAACAAAACCCGTGAAGAAGTCGCCCGCGAGCACGTGACACGTGCGGAGATGAACACAATTGTCGATAAGCTAGGGGACCGGTTTGACCGGGCCTTCGAGCGCCTTGAGCTCAAGGTCGATGAGATGAGGAAGGTATAGTTATGGCACGTAAAATGCGTAAGTTCTCGGCTGGCGGCGCTCAAGGCAAGTACGACCGGCGTATGGCCGACATTGAGAAAGACTTCAAAAAAGACTCAGCAGGCAAAAGCGGTAAGGCTCTTGAAGTACTTCAAGCTAAACGCGCCCAGCGTACCGCTGATGCAGAAGACGACCGTGCCAAGCGCACTGGCGCTGACCGCACCGCTACACGCGCAGCTGAGAAAGCCGCAGAGGCCAACCTGACAAAGACCCGCAAGTACGGCGCGGCAAAGTCGGTGTCCACTGAAGCTCCAGCATCAACGGCAAAAATCACAGACAGCTTACCCACACCCAAGATGGACAGCTCCATTGGCAAGAAGTCAGAGGCTAAACCACCGGTACGGCGTCCCGTGGCTCCTCCGCGCATAAATAAAGATGCAGGCGCGCCTGTTGTGCGCACAGATAAAGGTGCAGGTACACCTGCCGCTAAACCCGGTAAGTTTTCTGCTAACCCATCGCTAAGCGCTGGCCTACTTACTGCGATTAAGAACGCCCCCGCTAAGAACGAAGCCCCTGCCCCTGCCCCTGCCCCTGCGGCTAAAAGGCAAACTGTTCCGGCAACTGGCGGCACTGCACTGCGTGGCAAGCCCGGTGGCACACCTCTAATCCGCGTAGGCCGTGATGCCGCTAATGACCCTGCACGTGTGGCTAAACTAGCCGAGATGAAACGCGCAGCAGAAGCACCGGGTGCAAGCGGTTTTGCAAAGAGCCGGTACAAAGCGGCTATCGAGACAGGAATGTACGCCAAGGGTGGCAAAGTTAAAAAGGAAAAAACTATGAAATACGCTAAGGGTGGTTCCACACCTCCACAACCAACTCCTGCCGAGCGGGCAGCTGGTGCTAAGTTCCGTGAGTCGATTAAAAATATCAAGCCTACACCAGCGCAAGGCAAGATACTGGATAAGACAGGAAAGAAAATGGCTAAAGGTGGTTCCGCATCATGTGGTATGGCTAAGGGCGGCAAAGCGACCAAATTTGGTAAGGCTCTCGTCAAGAAGTCGGCTGACACCAAGGGCCGTGCAATGATGAAGTTCGCCAAGGGCGGCTCGATTGATGGCTGCGCCACCAAGGGCAAGACCAAAGGCAAAATGGTCTAATGCGCGCTTGTCGGGGTATGGGGGCTATGAACCCAGCTAAGATGCCCAAGGCCAAAGGTATGGCTAAGGGCGGTGAGGCGAAACTCGACATATCAAAAGCTATTAAGAAGCCGGGTGCACTGCGCTCGGCTCTTGGTGCTAAGAAGGGCAAGCCAATTCCAGCCGGTAAGCTTGCCAAGGCCGCTAAGGCTCCGGGTAAGCTAGGCCAACGTGCACGGTTTGCGCAGCTGCTGAAAGGCTTCAAGAAGAAGTAATGGCCCGGTCGGACGAACCTAAGTGGAAGCGCATTGTTGCTAGTGTAAAAGCTGGCACCAAGGGTGGTAACGCAGGTCAATGGTCCGCGAGGAAGGCACAGCTAGCTACGCAGCGGTACAAGAAGTCAGGCGGTGGCTACAGCGGCCCGAAGACAGAAGCTCAAAAGTCCCTGTCCAAATGGACCAAGGAAGACTGGGGCACTAAGTCAGGCAAGCCGTCTACGCAGGGCAAGAAAGCTACGGGCGAGCGCTACTTGCCTAAGAAAGCACGTGAGGCTTTGAGTTCGCAGGAATACTCTGCTACAAGCAAGGCTAAGCGCGCAGGCATCAAGGCAGGCAAGCAGTTCGTTAAACAGCCGAAATCCGTAGCTAAGAAGACGGCACGGTTCAGGTAAGCATAGGAGTCTACAATGGCAAACGCACTATACCCACTCTGGAAGGAGCAGCTGCTCCAGTTCACGACCAACAACAACCTTTCGGCGGGTACCGTCAAGGTGGCCCTGATTGACACCGCGAACTACACATATAGCGCTGCGAACCAGTTCTATAGCTCGGTAGCAGGCGCTGCTGTTATTGGTACACCGCAGACAATCGGTTCAAAGACCTTCACCAACGGCGTGTTCGACGGTGCAGACGTTACGTTCACGACAGTGACTGGCGCTTCGGTTGAGGCGCTTATTATTTACGTTGATACCGGTACTGCGGCCACTTCGCCTTTGGTTGCCTACATCGACAGCAGCGTCACTGGTCTTCCGGTCACTCCGAACGGTGGTAATATCTCCATCACTTGGAACGCGTCGGGTATCTTCGCTCTCTAAACTATGGCCGTTAAGCATCCCTTTGTAAGCGGAAAGACTGACGGGGGTGACGCCACCCTCGTCCAGCCGTCAAACTGGAACGCGTCGCACACCATTGACGCTGATGGGATAACTATACCCGCAAACGCTTCGGCTCCGGCATCTCCCGCTGCGGACAACGTGACTATTTTCTGCACAGAGATTGCCAATCGTGCGATGCCTGCGTTTGTCGGGCCTTCCGGCCTTGATACCGCTCTCCAGCCACTTATGGCACGAAATAAGATATCATTTTGGAATGCCCCCGGTAACGTAAATACTGCACCGGGCGTATTCGGCATGGGTGCGCTAACTGTCGTGTCGAACGCTGGCTCTACCTTCACCGCCCGTACCGTAGCCACTACCAACGTCTTGACCCGCATGAAGCGAGTTGCTGTGATTAGCACAAACACTGCCGGTACTTTAGGTAGCTTGCGTGACCCTAACGCGACTATTACGACGGGTAATGGTTCTGGTCTTGGTGGTTTTCATTTCATAACTCGTTTTGC